CCGGCGTCGGTGATGGCGACAATTCGTTGAGCATGCGCTGGGGCAAGTCGAGCCGCGCCCCCCCCATAACCATGCCGCGGGCTTAGGACTTACGGGACTCATGGAACATCCTTGAAGAACACGTGGTGCCCGAGCTTCAGCGTCTGCTTGGCACCCTTCGCCCAGACCGGTGGCTTCGGCATGGTGGTCGCGTAATAGTGGGTAGCGCCACCAGTTGGATCTAACACCTTACCGGCCAAAACCTGGTCAGCGGCGATCTGCGCCTGAGCGAATTCGCGGAACGGTATTGGCTTCGCGCCACTCAGGTAAACGTAGTTCGGGTCGGTCTTGTTCCAGCAACTGAACTGGTACGGCTTCTGGCACACACCGGCATAGCCCTCCCCCCACCACGATCGATCCTTGCCATCGAACACGCGATTGCGGATCGTCCAGGCCACGGCGATCTGTCCGGCCAGGCTTTCGCCGCGAGCCTCCCCCCACAGCGTGCGTGCGAGAATGTCGCGGTCTCTCTCGGTTACAGTCATCACTTTTCTCCAGGCAAAAAAATACCCACTCAATGGCGGGTGCTTTGTACGGTGCAGGTACTACATCGGGTCGGCAGTTCTGGCTTCAGGATCAGCAGGAATCGAGGGGGGTGAAGGTTCGATGGGCCAAACTGGTTCAGCAGGCCAAGTGGCTAGGCCCGTAACCTTCCCTAAGGCGAATTTGTAGGTTTTCCAAACTTTGAGGGTCAGCACCAGCGCCGCCTGCTCGGCCCCGTCCTCTTCTGCGGCCTCACCGGCATCGATTCCGTAGCCCAAGGTGTCGATGCGATCCTGAATTCTCGCGATCTGCGTCGCGGCCTTGGCGTTCCGAATGGCGAGCTCGGCTTTTACCTCGGACAAATGAGCAGCAGCCCGCGCAGCGGCTTTCATTTCGGCCGTGACTAGCTTTGTCCAGTCGATCGTACCGTTACCCCCCGGCCACTCAGGAAGAGCCCCGCGCTCGGGCTCGATCGGTTCGCCGTCCGTGCCTACCGGCAACGGCTCAGGAAATACGACTTGGCCGTCCAGTACGTTCAGCAACGGTACCGGAAATGCCTGTTCCGGGCTGTAGTTCCGAGGGTTCGGCAGCAGAAGGGTCAATCTCAGCTCGCCATCTTTTCTTTCGACATCATCAACGATCCACTCGGAATCAATCGCCGCACGTGGGAGCGTGTCGCCGTCTTTGATGGGCGAGAAATCGAAGTTCTCCCCGTTGACAGTGAGCGTGTCACCCTGCCGAACGGCTTTCAGGGTGTCGTCCCGCCGCTGCGGGGTCAGTAAAATATCCATCAAAACCACCGTCCTATTGCCATGTAAGTTGCTCCCAACGAGTTGGCCGCAGAGCCCGGACTCAGAACAAAGAAGTTTGCAGTGGCGGAGGTGCTTGAGAAGTTCGACCCCTGGGACGCCCAACACACCCCACCCGCAGAGACAACGCCGATGCTTGTTCGCACAGTGCCGACGAAGGTTCTCGGAAAAGGCAGCCCGCTAAAGGCGCCTTGATAGAAGACCCCGCCGATCGCCACGAAGGACTGAATACCCAGATCCTTGGAACCGGTGCAGATCATTGTGCCGTCCGCAAACATCGTCCATTCGCCATTGGCGTTGCTGCCGCGTTCGATGATCGCGCCAGTCGGGACACCACCCGACTGGGAAACCGTGCCCGCAATATCGGCCGTCGCTGCGGTCTTCAATCCCAAGCCGATACGTGCGGCCGCTGCGGTGGAACCACCAGTTCCACCCTGGGCAACGGTAATCGCCGTGGATAAGTTAACCAACGCCGTGATATCGCTGTTTGCACCTTTTGCTGCTTTGGAATTCAGGCTCGCCTGGAGCTTTCCAAATGCCGACAGAATTGTGTCCGTCGCCACAATAGCCGCCACCGTGGGAAAACTGAGCCCCGTCAGCACCGCTCCCAATACCCCAGCATTGGACAGGTATTTGTTTATGGTGCCTTCGGAGACGCCGTCCGTGTTGGTCAGATTCAGCGCAGCGCGGACGCCGACCTGAGTCGGGGTAGTACCCAGCACGGCGAGGACGCCTCCGAATTGATTCACCAACGACCTCAAGGCGTCGGCCGAGTCCTTGACGTACCCCTGCATTGGCGCCAGCGCGTAGGCACCGGCCGCTGCGGTTGCGCCTTGGTAGTTCGGCGAGATCGACAAGGCCGTGTCGCTGGCAATGTTGGTGACCTCGTACCAGGCGCCATCCGGGCCACGAAAGGCATCGCCCACCCGGCTGTTGGCAATGAATGCGGTACCTGTGCCAATGACCGTATTAGAATTTAAGACGACAGAAACCGTCCCGGCTTTATACCAAGGCATGGTTTTACTTCCTCAGAAAAGTTGTTATACGGCAAGTTTGGCGAAGATAGCTGGCAACGAGAAGGCAAAGGGGTTGTTTAAAGCTGTCGTGGTAAACCAAAGTTGGGAAAGGGAGAAATCGAAAGTAATGCCTGTCCCTCTCCCTATATTATCTCCCGACAGCATTCTCATGCCGGCGTTATTGATCATCAAGTATTCATCAACTGGTCCGAATGGCGACGAATACCAGTTAGTATAAAAGCCTTGAGCATCTTGTGTTGATTTCACATATATCCAATTCTGAGAAAATCTAGTGAACACTGCGGCCTGCGTCCCGCTATCAAACAACAACTTGGAGGCCCCATCCCACAACCTCATGCCGTAGATTGCGTTCGGGGACGCGGTGAATCCACCAACAAAGTATTTTCCTGCCGGCGCATAATTTGCTTGGCCAGACACAGTCATACCCGTCCAATTACCGGGTGACCCCGAAATACTGCAACCAACCGTTACAAGGCCTCCGTTGTTATCTGGCCTTAAGAATATTAAAGGTGGCTCTTGAGTCGTAATGGCCGGGCTAAACGACACAAACGCACTACCCGTACCTCCCGAGTACCTTCCTGACTGAAGAACACACAGCCGCGAATACTCCGAGTCAATGGACACCACCCCTCCATCGTTAATGACAGATAGCCCATATGCCGCCATCAGTACCACCTCATCACAATTAATCGCATGGTGCTGTGGGAAAACATCAGGCCCGCGAAACCATTGATGTAGTTCCTCACATTGACAGTTCCGTCAGTCATTTCTGTTTCAAGTTGACGATCATCAGAGGCTACAACGCCAATTGGGAGAACAATCGCCACCGCATTATTTGCATTGCAGCCAGGTACAGAAAATTGCTGAGTGCTTTTTCCTGCCGCACCTGCAAACGACACCACGGATGACAGGACGATGCGCCAAGTCGAAGTGTCGGTGTTGAACTGGAGCGCTCCATCAGGGCCCCAGATACGCATTCCATGAGCCATGTTTCACCCCAAATATCCGAGACGCACCCGCAGAACGTTGTTCGCGTCGTAAACGGAGACGTTCAGCGAGTTGATGACCAACCGCCCCTGACCGGGAACAATGCCGTTAATTTCAAGCGTTCCATCCTTGTTAAGGATCCATCCCTGCTGGCCGGCGATGTAGTTGGTCGAGCTGATGTAGCTGCCGATCTTGGCGTTGGTGATGGTGCCGTCCGCGATAAACGCCGAGTTCATGAATACCTGGCCACCCTGCACCGCAAACGGAACCGAGATGGCACCACCGGCGATGGTGTTGACGATGGCGAAGCGATCGGCGCTCACCAGGAACTGGCTTTGCAAACCGGCACCGGTGTTCTCGATGCCCAAGCCGATACCGGCTGCGACGTACTGCCCGCCTGCCGTGACTTGCATCTTCACCGACCACATGGTGGTCAGCTTGCCGGCAGTGTCGGCGTAGGCCGTCGATGTCTGCTGAATCGCCGCGGTGTTTTGTCCCACCGACACATTCAACTGATCGATCTTCGTGGCCGTTGCTAACTCGTTGGTGGCGACCACTTGTTCCAGCTCGGTAATGTTCGCCGCGTTCTCGCCGATGGCGACGTCGAAAGTAGTGATCCGCTGCGACATCGCCTCGTTTTCAGAGGTGCGAACCTTTGATTCCGAAGCGATAGCCGCGGTGCTGGTCCAGCCCTTCAGGGCATCCGCCAGATCGCCGTTCCCGTCGTCCTCACGCCATGAGGCGCGCAAGGCCTGGAACGCCGTGGCCTGGGCAGTGACCTCGCCGTCAAGTTCGATGATTTCCGCAGTGTTGAAGGCAACCTGCTCAGCCAGACCGTTTGCCGTCTCGATGGACTTGCCGATGTCCAGCCAGTATTCCGGATCTGGCGGTGGGGTATCGACCGGCACGATCTGAGCCGCCTGATACAGCCGTTGCCCCATCCGCACCATGTCCGAGGCGACGTACGTCTTTTCCGGGTCGTACAGCAGAATGTCATCGAGCTGGTCGATCTGATCCTGAAGGTCTGGGATTTTGTCGATCTCGTCCAGAATGTCCTTACCGAGTTCTGTCCGACCAATCTCGCCAGCGATCATTTCCAGAATGGCCGCAGCGTCGCCGCTCGATTGGCCCTGCACGCCCATACCAATCGGGTACCACGGGCCGATGTTGCCGATCCGATCCACCAGGCGCCCCCAGAAGTAGAACGTCACCCCAGCGCGCAAGCCCAGCATCGAGAAATCGCTTTGCGGGTAAGCCAAATCGGTCAGCTTCGTCGCAGCTTCCAAACTGGTCGTCGGGCCGTGCCAGATCTCTGTCCGCTGGGTGTCCTCGGCGCCAGCAGGGAAACCCCATTTTAAGTAGATGCCGAACAGCAGCGGCGTGGCCGTCAGATAGCTGAGCGCCGGCGGCAGGCCCTCCTTGCCCTTCAGGTTGGTCAGGATCGAATTGCGCCAGATCGACGAGATGTCGAAGGCGCTAACCGCGCGGACGCGGGCCACGTAGGCGCCGGCGTAAATGCCCACCACGTCAACACTAGTCATGCCGGTGCGCTGCAGCTTGATCCAATTGCCGCTGTCCTTGCGCCACTCAACGTCGTAGCCCACCGCGCCGTTCACCGCAGGCCAGGTGATGGTCATGGTGGCGACAGCAATACCCTGGGAGACAACTGAGTTTGACGTGACGGTAACGCTGGCCGGCGCCGGAACGACGGTGATCGGTATCACGCTGATCGGCCGCTCTTCCAAGCGTGCGCCGGTGTCGATGTAGGCGAACTTGCTTGGGTCGTACTGCAGCGCACTGATCTCGAAGTCGCCTTCGGTTGTGCGCTTGGTCCGCAACACGCGGTACAGCGGAATCGCCAGATCATCGGCGTCCAATGCCCATTGCAACTGTGGCAGCGGCGCCTCGCTGTAATTGGTGGTGACGGTCACAGCGCGGCCATTCACGCTCTGTACGGTGCGCCCTTCGGCACGGCCGCCCGGCAGGTTGATGATCAAGAGATCGGA